TGGCTGCTCTCGCATGGCTTCTGCGTACTGGTTGCGGAAGAAGCGCCTCACGCTCTCGTGCTTGAAGCCTCGATCGAGGAGGTGCATGTCTGCCGAGTAGGTCGTCTGGCCCTTGTTATAGGCGGCCTGCAGCTTCTCGAACTCAGCCTTGACACCCTCCAGCTCCTTGAGCGCTGAGTCCCTGAGGGCCTCCGCGTCACGAGCTCTCACAGACTCCTGCTCGAGGCGGAAGGATGGGACGAGCTTCTCAGCCTCTCCCACTCCGTTCGTCGGTGCTGTTCTCATCATTGGCGATGCGGTCTCTGTCGTCTCTTCTGCCACGTTATCCCTCCTCAGGTAGTGGTGCGTCTTCTGTCTCTACTGGCTCGACCTGCTCCTCTTCGGCCTCGTCCGCAGCCTGATCCTCGACGTCATCGTCTGGGAGGTCTGGGATCTGGTCGAAGGATGCCAGGTCCTTCTCGATCTGCTTGACCCTGAGCAGACGCTCCAGGGCCTCCTCGTCGTTCTCGATCTCAGGGTGGAGCCCTCGGATCACGTCGATCTGTGAGGCGATGCCCATGTCGGCCTCTGCTCTCAGGACCTCGGCCTGTGCCTTCCTCTCCTCCATCGAGGACTTGAGCGCTCGGTAGTGGATGGAGTAGGCCCTCGGATCCTCTGGGAGATCGGTCCCAGCGTAGAGGTTCGAGAGGGCTGCAGCAGTCGCCAGGAGCTTCTGATCAGCCATGCGGAAGGACGGCTCCACGAGCTTCTGAGCTCGTCGCTGTCCCTCTCGGCTCACGACGATCGCGTAACCGCTCTGTGCCTGGGTGATCTGCAGGTCGGATGGGTTGAGCCCTGCGTAGACTGCGAGGCCCTGCTCGTAGATGCGGAGGCTCTCAGCGCCTGCCACAGGATCCATCGCTGCCTGGAACTGACCGAGGCTGCCACCGCCAGGACCCTTCGAAACGAACTTGATAATGGACTTTCGATCCACTGGGACCACGTCCACAGGTGTCCCTCCGATGGTCCTGCTGTGCCCTGCCTGCGTGTCGATGTCGATGGCGTATCTCTGAGGGTGGCTCGAATTGAGGAAACCATCAGACCACGAGGACCATAAAGCCGCGAGGCGTAGCGCTCCTCGGCTGAGCTCCGTCCCCTTCGTCCAGGCCCACAGCCTCGAGCCGACCGCCTTGTGGTAGAGCACGAAGGGCAGGATCGGATCTCCGGCCCTGTTGCGGTAGGGATACGACCCCGCGAGCTCTGGTGCCCACTTCGCCGTCGCGTCTACTCGCTCACCATTGTCGTCGATCTCCTCGATGTAGAACTTCGGGTCCTTCGGATCTCGGACGTCCCAGGTCTCCCAGGTCCAAACGTCTCCACGGTAGCGGAGCTCGCTGACCATCCCTGGCTCGTCTGGCTGGTGTGGCATGGCCTCACAGACCACTGTGTCCGGCATGACGAGCCGGTAGCTCACCTCGCTCGCGTCTGCCCAATGCTTCCAGTCGACCCGAACGAGGACCTCGTTGAGGCTGAGACAGTAGAGGCTGGTCGCCTGCTGCTGAGCCCATAGCCGAGGCGTGATGATCGTCGTGAGGTCTGCGTCATCCTGATCCTTGACCCTGACGTCTGGCGGCTCGAGATAGGCGACGTTGAGCTGCTGGTAGATGAGCTTAAAAGGGTTCCGACTTAGGTCTGGATTGACCTGCATATCTGCTGCGATCTCGAGGGCGAACATGTCCTCGATCTCATCGCGGACGTCGTTGATGTGCTTCCCATTGAGGAGCCTGATCCTGAGACCCTGCTCTCTCCATCGCTGCTGATCTGCCTCGTCTGCTGGCAGTATGGACGCGGGTATCGTGGGCATTAGTATTTCCGACGGACCCAGCCGAGCTCATGGAGCTGCTGCGTGGTGAGGTAGGCGACAGACTGACGGTCTCCGTCCTTCGTCTGCTCCTCACCCTTGAGGCTCCAGATCTCGACGCCCTGCTCCGCCTTCGGCTTTCCTTTCGCCCCGATGAGGATCTTGACGTCCCCTTTTCGCGCTGCCTTCTTCGGTGCTTTCTTGTCTGCCATCGGTGATCTCCTTAGATGATGAGGAACGTCGAGCCCTCGAGGGACTCGGTGAGGAAGCATTCTGCGATGTAGCCCACCGCGTCGAAGTGATGCTTGAGGTCTCCTGTGGACTCCCCTCTCCAGTGTCGTAACGTCGAGATGAGCTCTCCGCATCCCTCGTGGACCATGAAGGTCCCCTCGACACAGGCCGACGATAACATACGCGCTCGCGCTCGTATAGAGCCGGGCCCTTTATAGGGTACGTGGATCGTGAAGGGTGGACGCGCTGAGCCGAGAGCCTTGGCAAAGCCTCGCTCCAGGAGCTGGTTTACGCTGAATCCGAGACCCATCCGGCCCGCTGAGTTGGAGTCTCCACGCGCCTCGTCGATCTGCCAGGGCTCCACGTTCCAGCTCTTGAGCATCTGCAGGATATGCCGCGCCTCTTCTGCTGGCGTGTTGCGCTCCTTCGAGACGTATTTGTCCAGGACGTAGAGCCTCACGCCATCCCAGCCCACGAGGTAACAGCAGGACGAACCGGGCTGTTCCCCGTGGTCCCATCCGAGGCCGAGCTTCTGGATCCCTGTCGGGATCTCCGAGAAGACGTTCTCCTCGGTGAAGGAGATCCACCGATCCACGGTCACACCACTCCAGGCCCCATCGACGCGCTGAGCTCGCTCCCAGGGTCCATACGATCTGATCTGCTTCTCGATGCTGTCTGCTGTGCGGTGTGGGCAATTCTCAGGGTTCAACTTGATGCGGTGGATGTCCCACTCTGGCTCGAGCGCTGGATCTCCTGTGTCTGGGTTCCCCTCGACCCAATCACGCAACCATTCCGCAGGCCTTCCGATTGGTGTAAAGCCCATAAATATCGGGGCGTTGTTCACTGCCACCCTCGAGCGAGCCTCTCCGAAATGCCCACGCTTTGGGAGCTCATCGATGGCGAGGTAATCGATGGTCGCGCCAGCCAGGGCCATCATCTCCTGAGATCCGCTCTTCCCGATCAGCACTGAGCCGTTTGTCAGTCGCAGCATCTTCGATCCTCGGTAGGTGTAGCCCCTCGCGCTGTCGTAGATCGTGTGGGGATGGAGCACTCCAGGAGGTTCGATCTCTCGTAGTTTGGCGGACATATTGCGCCAGCCCGCTTTCAGGTTGGCGCACAGGATCCAGCCCGTGGTCGGTGGTGGCTCGGTCTGCCGATATGGGTGGACACCGAGCGCCGCGAACCAGCACTCTGCAGCCACCGCTCTCGTCTTCCCAACCTGGTTTCCTGCAATGAGCAGCCTGAGCTGCTGCTGGCTCTGGTGGAAGGAGAGCTGGCCTGGGCTCATGCCTCCCTGGCCTGGTGCCTCCTTGACGTATTGCGCCAGGTGGTTCGAGCTGTAGAGCTGCCCGGCTCGCTTGATCGTGGAGAGGTTGATCATGCCTCGGCAGCCTCCAGCCACCAGACCAGCGCCGTCGATCCGTCGTAGGTGGCGAGCTCACACCACTCGACCTCTCCATCGATGAGAGGGCGGAGGAGCTGGAACTCGATGCTGTCTGTGAGCAGGGAGAAGGCTGCGTCCACATCCTCAGCCCAGGCCGCCGCCTCGTGCGGCTCACCCTTGAGCTCGATGCAGAAGCCAAAGAGGATCACTGCACGACCCCTCGACGGTTGAGAGCCGCGAGGATGAGCTCCTCTGGTAGCTCTGCGACGTGGGTGATGATGGCCTCTCGGCCCTCCACGGTGTTCGGATCGACGAGCTCCTCCTGGACGATGTCTGGCTCCACCTGCTCCACTGGGTCCTTCCTGTAGCCGTGACGACGCTCCAGCAGCCAGGCTGCAGAGGTCCAGTTGCCGTCCTGTGCTGATCGCTTGATCACCGCGAGACAGTGAGCAGCGCTCTCGGCCTCGGCCCTTTTTAGGGACTCCAGAAGCTCCAGGTAGCCCTCCTCCCCTGCCTGGCCTCTCTGTCTCCAAGCGTAGAAGGTGCTCTCGCTGACCCCTGCATACTGTGCCGCGAGCTTGTTGCTCAGTCCGAGCTTGATCCCCTGGATCAGCCTGGCCTTCGTGTCCTCGTTCAGTTTCGCCACGGATCCTCCCTCCTCACTCTACATCCTCGGAGACTGTGAAGTCCACCTCGCCACATCGAGCCGTTGCGGCCTGTGGGTTGCCCTTGACGAACACCAGAACGTTCTGATGGGTCTTCCCGAGCTTACGGCCAGACCTGAACCATCGAGCTGCTCTGAGCTGTAAGGTCCCGAGAGGCGTCACGAGGATCGCTTCGTTGTAGAGCTCCATTCCTGCATCGAGGAAGGCCGAGATCGTGTCTCCCACGAAGTTCCGATAGATCCCTCTCTCGTCCCTGAAGTCTCCCACGACCCAGGCCGCGAAGCTGTCAGGAGCCAGCCGATCCACAGCCTGTGCGATGATCTGCCGATAGGCCGTGAGGAAGTCCTCGTGGGTCATGGCGCTGAGGTCTGCGTCGTCCTCACTGTAGACCTCGAGATCCCCATAGGGTGGACAGCTCAGGATCAGATCGTAGGACTCGGAGAGCTCCTCTCCATCGAGTAGGACGTCTCGGCTGTCTCCTGCTACCCATCGAGCCGAGCCTGTAGCGTCCGACGGATAGCGCTCCTGGAGCTCGTGCCACTGGCGCTCATTGGCGTCCACCTGCTCAGGCCTGAGATCGATCCCGGTGTAGTCTCTCCCCACCATCGCGGAGACGATGCCCCTCACCGATCCGCCAGCGAATGGATCGAGCACGCTGGACCCTTCTGGGCTGAACCATCGGACCAGGAGCTCAGCCAGTACCGGGTCGAAAATGCTGGTTCCTGGCGAGATATGAGCCATTCCAGTATGCTCTCGAGCCCACTCAGGAACACGTGGAGACCCCTGGAGATTGGACTTGAGGTCGGCCTTCATCCTCTGCCCTCTGGCCTTGGAGATCTCGAGCTCGCTGGCTGCTGTCTCATCACAGCGGCCCTCCTCTGAGTGGATGCCCATAGCCACCCACGCTCTCTTCCTGTCCTGCCAGTAGCCCATCCGGCTATCGAGCAGCGTGAAGGGAGGGACACCGAAGACGTCCACCATCGAGACAGCAGGAGCCTCCTCCTCATCCTCCTCATCTGCTCCCATGATCTCGAGCAGCTCATCGTCTGAGAAGCCCAGGCCCTCGACATCGTGGCCCTCCTCCAGGAGCTCCTCGATCGCCTTCGTGAGCATCTCAGGGACCCAGATGCTTAGCTCTGAGAGCTTGTTGTCTGCCAGCGCCAGCATCCGAGCCTCTGCCTCTGTGAGGTCCATCCACCGCACAGGGACCTCGGTCATCCTGAGCTCAAGAGCGGCCTTGAGCCTCGTGTGACCTGCGACGATCATCCCGTCGGCCTTCCTCGCTACGATCGGAGCAGCGAAGCCGAAGCGCTCGATTG